ATAATACTATTAAATAATTCATAGATATAAATTACACTTAATTTAAATATAAGTAAAGTATGGAAGATTTTTATAAAATTTTGGGTGTTAATGAAAATGCCACTCAGGATGAAATTAAAAAGGCGTATAGAAAATTAGCAGTCGAACATCACCCGGACAAAGGTGGTGATGAGAGTCAATTTAAAAAAATATCAGAATCATATGATACCATAGGTGACCCGGATAAAAGAAGCCAATATGATAATCAAAGAAGAAACCCATTTGGTGGAGGTTTCGACCCATTTGGAGGTGGATTCAATCCTTTCGGGGATATGTTTGCAAATATGCAACATAGACAAAGAAAACGAGCGGTTCCGGATAAAATTATTGAAGTGATTATTGGTGCTGTCGAATCATTTAAAGGTGGTGAAAAAACTATTACGTATTCAAGGAACCATAAATGTGGTGGATGTAATGGAGATGGTGGGGAAAAAGTGACTTGTTCAACCTGTAACGGTGATGGATTTATTACTCAACAAATTGGAACCGGTTTATTTACTCAAATAATGAGACAACCTTGTAATAGTTGTGGGGGAAAAGGTTTTACGTATAAAACAACTTGTGGAACCTGTCACGGAAATACAACGACTTCAAATATTGAAACAATTACAATTAAATTACCACACGGAATCGACGAAGGTCAATTTTTAAAAGTACAAGGAAAAGGAGATTTCAAAGATGGAATGTATGGTAATTTAGTTATTAAAGTAAAAATTCAACCTGAGGGTGATTTTGAAAAATCTTTGGATGATTTAATATTTAACGCATATTTTGATTTAACCACTATCAAAAATGATAAAATAATTGTACCACATCCTTTAGGTGAAATATCAATAAAGTTACCGGAAGTATTTGATACCTCAAAACCATTAAGAGTTAGAGGTAAAGGTTATCATAACCGAGGTGACTTATATATTAAATTGTTTGTTAAGTTTAAGAGATAAAAAAAACCCTACATTTGTAGGGTTTTTCATTTAGAATAATGATAGTAGATTTTGAACTAGTTTAATTGTACCGTATATTGCCGCGAATAAAATATAAAAAGAACTAATTATCATAGCCCATTGACCTGGTTTTAAACCTTTTTGTTTACAGGACTTACATTCTTTTTCAGGTTGTTCGGGGGTAACATCAATAATATCCTTCTCTTCTATAATCTGAGTTTCGATTGGTTCTTTCATAGTTAAAATATTTTTCAATAAGTATAGTAAAAAAAAATTGATAGTGAAACTATATTTGTATTTAAAAAACTTTACTTTTTAACGCACTTTTATTATATTTTGTTATATTTATAATATATGGGAAAGATAGGAAGACCTAATAAAGAAGATAAAGATAAAAAAGTCAAATACGGGATAAGTATTGACCGACATCTTTTTGATAAAATGAAAAACGAGGAAATTAGTATCTCCAAGTTTATTCAAAAATTGGTTAAAGATTATTATGAGAAAGTATAAACTTAATGAACATTTTTTTGACGAGTTAAATGAAAAATCCGCGTATTGGTTAGGGTTTTTATATGCTGACGGATATGTTAGAATGAAAGATGGTAAAAGTGGGGAGTTAAAGTTGAAGTTAAAAGATACTGACGTAGGTCATATCTCAAAATTATTAAATGATTTAGAATGTGATAACCCAATAAAATGTGGTGTTGACAAAAAATCTAAATTTTGCTCAGTTACAATTTATTCAAATTTAATGGTTAATAGGTTGTTTGATTTGGGGTGTGTTAATAACAAAACACAAAAAATACGATTACCTAAGTTAGGTGAGGTTCTAATGCCACATTTTATTAGAGGGTATTTTGATGGGGACGGTAGTATTTCTAAAGTTAAAAATAGGCCAAATTCTTTTGTTGTTAGTATATGTTCAAATAATGATTTTAATGATGATATTATTAAATTTTTAGGTTTTGGAAAACCATATAAATATGAGAATTATTCAATAATTAAAATTAGTAAAATAATGGATATTATTAATTTTAAGAATTATATTTACACAAATGCTGTAACATTGTTAGAAAGAAAATTAATAAAATTTAAAGAAATAAAATAATATGATATCATATATTGGTGGTAAAAGTAAAATGCAAACATTCATAGTTCCATACATCCCAAAAGATGTTGAAAACTTTGTTGAAGTTTTTGGTGGAATGATGTGGGTGTTTTTCGGTATGAAATTAGAGGATTATCCGAATCTAAATAAAATAGTATATAATGACTTTAATCCTCTTAATCATAATTTATTTCGTTGTGTGGTTAATCATCAAAAATTATTGGATGAGTGTGAAAAATTGATAGTACAGGAAAAAGATGTTACACCAACAAATCCAATTTGTTCTGAAAATTTTTATTTATTTCAACACGAAATTTACCAGGATGATTTAGTGTTCGATGATGAACCTAATTATGAATTGGCTGCAAAATACGTTTATGTATTAACTCAGGTATTTTCAGGGGCTAATCCGTCAAAATCAAAATTTATAGATTTAAAAGGTAAATACCATTCAAAATTCACATCTTTTAAGAATAAGTTAAAAAAACCTGAATGGCAAAAATTATTTGAAAGTATAACTCACGTTGAAAATATGGATTTCCAAGAGGTTATTAAAAAATACGACAGTCCTACGACTTATTATTATGTTGACCCACCGTATTATATTGTAGGTGAAGGTAGTTATTATTCAAATCACGATTTTGGAAGAGAGGACCACGAAAGATTGGCGAATTGTTTAAAGTCCATTCAAGGTAAGTTTTCTTTATCTTATTATGATTTTCCCCAATTACACGATTGGTTCCCGGAGAATGAGTATAAATGGGAGAAAAAGGAGTTTGCTAAAGCGGCTGCAGCTAAAAAAGGTAAAGCTCAAAATATGGGTGAGGAATTATTAATTATGAATTATTTAAAATAATTTTTGGCGGATTAAAAAAAGTTATTATCTTTGTCCCTGTAAAAAGTAAATGGTCTTTGGTGAATTATTTACAAAAAACGAATATTTATAATAAAAACAATTAAAAAATGAAAATTACATCGGTACTATCTAATTTAATAACTGAGAACGCTCGTTTACAATTATTGTATGATAAGTTTGTAAAACCAAATCCAAAAATTAAAACTGAGCCGGGTAAATCACCAAAAGGTATTATGGATTTTGATACCTTAAAAACAATTATATTTGGTGACCCGGATACTAAAGTTCCTAATGGGTTTGATAAAGAGGGTGCGACATACGAAGAGATGTCTAAGGTTAAAGTTGGTAAATACGTTCAATGGATGTTAAAAAACTTCGTACAACCAAAGTTAGAGTATGAAGTTGGAACTCCTGAATATAAAAGAGCCGCTCAAGAATATAGACGTTTATTCATAGAGGATATGGATAAAATGAATGTTGATTTATTAAAATACGAAAGATTTAAAAATCGTTTACCTGAAGACCAAAGAGATATTAATAAATTAACTCCGGCGGAATTATCTTTGGCTGTTGATGAATTTAAATTGAGTAAAGATTCTAAGTCATCAAAAGAGGAAAGAATTACTAAAGAAAATCCATTCCAATATCCGGGGTCTAATATTGAATTAGAAACTCCTGATTGGACTATCGTTAAGATTGAGGATAAAGGACAAGTTGGTAAAGATGCGGCTTGTTATTTTGGGGGTTATTACGATACTCAAGATATTAATGATGAAACCAATTGGTGTACATCTAAGGTTGATGGTTCATATTTTGACCATTACATTAAAGACGGACCGTTATATGTTATTCTTCCTAATACTGATACTGAATATGGTAAGAAAACAGGATTACCTAAGAATAGATATCAATTCCACTTCCCATCTAATCAGTATATGGATAGACGCGATAGAGGTATCAATTTAGTTGAGTTCTTGAATGGTCAAGGTTCGGATTTAAAAGAGTATTTCAAACCTCAGTTTGCAAAAGGACTTGTTGGTTCAGGTGGTGATATTGTTGAAATTAATTACCCTGATAGTGCGGCAGGTAAATTCGTAGCTTTGTATGGTTTTGATGATTTGTTTGCAACTTTACCGGATACGATTACTAAATTATTGATTAACAATAAGAGTAAAGAAGACATTGCGTTAGATGTTCCATCAACAATTGGAAGATTTAAAAACTTAGAGGCGTTGATGTTACAAAATATCGTAAAAACATTACCGGACTCTATCTGTCAATTAACGAATTTGAAATTCTTGGCGTTACCTAATAACAAACAATTACAGGCATTACCTGAATGTATTGTTAATTTAACCGATATGGATTTCATTAACTTAAAAGATGTTAATCCAAATATTCACATTCCTCAAAAACTAAAAGACAGATTAGAAGACGAAGGTATGGGATTCTATTACTTAACTTAGTATTAAATAAAACACTACACAAATGAAAAATGTTGATGTTGAAATCTACATTAATCAATTTATAACTTTCTTTAATAACAACCCCAACGACTTACTTCAGTTGATTGGGGATGTTTTAAAGGAGGACTTCTATGAAAAAGTTAAAGAACAATCATATAGAAATGTTGAAAATGGTGAGGACGTTTCTTTAACTCAAAAACAACTAATTTCTATTGTTGTTGAACTTAAACAATCACAAAATCAAGAGATAGATGAGGAAAAGATAGAATCTATCTTTATCCAAACACCATTTGGTGAAATTTCCCTTAATTAATTTGAATTTTTAATTTTTTTTAACTACTTTTGCACCTGTAATGTGTTATTATGAGGGAAGAAATCTTTAATCTTACTAGAAAAGAATATCAAGTATTAGAATACTTAGATACCAATCCTATTAAATATGATACCGACCCGGTAAAGGTTGATATTTTTGGTAATAATGTTACCGAATATCGTAGTTATGCACCTTGGGGTCATTTTGAGTTGAAATCTGAATATACCACCGAAGAAAAATATTTAGAGAATTACGGAAATCCATTTGCGATGGTTAATCATACACGAAGAATTATGTGTATTACTAAGGAGGGAGATAAGATTACCTTCAAAATGTTTTGGTATAATAGACGAAGAAGAATTCAGTCTAAATGGTTCAAGACTAATACTCAATGTAAGTTTATAACCTTTAATCATAAAACCAATGCGTTATATCTTGGGTCGATAGACAATTATCACTTGAAAAGAAAATGTAGAAAAAGAATTAGTAGGGCTTTATTTAACACTGACCCAATAAATAGAATGAGAGAGTGGGTTAGAAATAGTTTTAGTTCGGATGAGAAAAAAACTATTGATGTCTCAACAATAGTAAATCAAGTGGTATCTCTCTTTGTTAATTCAATTCCCGGAACTGAAAAATATCCTGACTTATTACCAGAACAAAAAATCTATAAACGATATTTGGATTATCAAGGAATTAAGTATCCGAACAATTGGTATGAACTGATTGGTGCGTGGCCGCAACCAAAAAAGAAAGATTTGGTGAAGTGTGATTACAAATATGTTGATGCCTTAATGAAAGTTCATAACTTAAAGGGTGATAAGATTAAGAAATCATTACACACCGTTGATAAATTTTTAGATTCTAGTCATTTCAAGAATGCTTGTGAAATCTTTGGTGAGAAATTTATACTTAATCAACCGGATGAGGTGATTAATCTTTTTTTAAGTTCTTGGGATGTACCTTCTGTATATAGAAATTTAACCTTTATAAGTTATTTATCTAAATCTGAAAAATCCAATTTTTTTGAGATTTATAAATTGTATTATAAAAAATTAATTAACTACCATACGTTTAATGACCATATTCGGTTTTATAATTTTTTGAGAAATGTGGAACCGGTTAAATGGAAATCAAGAACTCACGATGAATTTACCCAAGAGCATTACGAATGGTCTGAAAAGTATAGTCATTATACTAATGGTGATTTTACAAGAGTTTACAATCCAAAATTTGTTGAGTTTATAAATGAAGTAATATTAACTAAAGACGGACCTTATTTCCCTGAGGTGTTATTAACATCCAAACGATATAATAATGAATCGATGTTTCAAAGCAATTGTGTTAAATCCTATATTAAACGAGTTGATTCATTATTGATTTCATTAAGACGTGGTGAGGGTGATACTGAAGAAAGAGCTTCGATTGAATATCAAATAATTCCGTTGGTTTGGCCTGACAAAATTGAATTTAATTTAAACAGAGTTCAAACTTTAGGTAAATACAATCATAGATTGGATAGTTCTTGGGATGATGCCATCTTCAAGTTGGATGAAAGAATCTCAGTTATGGTGTATGAGAAAACGTTTGATACTTTACAAATCGAAGGTGAATTTGGTGGTAGAAAAGTATTTTCGGATTACACAATCAAAGAATACGATAGAACGGGGTATAAATATCTTACTAATGATTCAAGAGACAAAGGTGTTTATTTAGTTTGGGAAAACGATTCAATTATGAAATTAAATTCGTATAATTTAAATGTTGTCCCGGTTCAAAATTGGGATGATGATGATGAATTCCCTTTATAGTATGAATGATATACCCCAACATTGTATAGAAATTTTTAAGGAAAGATTTAAAACATTCCCTAGTGTTGTTGAAGTTAATCCATCAATGACTAAAGAGGATTGTGATAAATTTTATGGAAAACATCATTTACTTTGGTTCCAAACTTTTGTAAATGATGAACATAATATGGTTTATCAAAATAGGTTGTATGAATATGATTCGTCGGGTATTTTAATATTACGTAAGTCAGAAACGAAGATATTTATTTTAACAAAAGCGGATAAACAAAACGCGGTAGAATTTCTTCTACAACAAATAAAAAGATTAACAATAAAAAAATAATTTTTACGCTACTTGGTGATATTTATAATAAAAGACACCAATGAGCTCAGAAAAAGGAAAAATATATAAAATAACAAATAAAGAAAACGGTTTAATCTACATAGGGTGTACGGTTAATTCTTTAAGTCATAGATTTAATCAACATCTATATAGATGTTTTAAAACAGATTATAAGTCAAAATTATATAACTCAATGAAAAAATATGGTCAAGATAATTTCACCATAGAATTACTTGAAGAATGTGATTTGAGTATTATATATGAAACGGAAAAAAAATATATAGAACAATATGATTCATATAATAATGGGTTAAATTCTACATTTGGTGGTGAAGGTTGTTTAGGATATGTCCATTCTCCGGAAATGAGGGTTAAAATATGTGAGGCGGTTAAAAATGGTAATTCTCATAAAGGTAAAACATATGAGGAATTGTATGGTGATAAAGCGGATGAAGAGAGAGAAAAAAGAAGATTGTCTGTTAAAAACGGTTGGGACTCAATGTCCGAAAAAGAAAAAAAACAACGAGCGGTTAATATTAGAACCGCCGTTCAAACAACAAATTCCAAATATGGTATTGAACTTATAAAAGAAATAAAAAATAAAATAAACAACGGGGCTAAGTTTAAAGAAATTAAAAAACAATACCCACAAATTAAAGATTGGTTATATTATAATTTAAAAAATAACCACAGATGGAAAAATATTTAATATTATGGAAATTACACAAGAAGAATTAAGACAAAAAATTAAAAATGGGGATAAACTAATTATTGACTTCTGGGCAAAATTTTGTGGCCCCTGTAAAGTGATGAAACCAACATTTGATAAAGTTTCAGAAGAATATAGAAATAAAGACTCAGAAGTTAAATTATACACATTGGATGTTGAAGAAAATAGAGATTTGGCGGTTGAATTAGGTGTTAGAGCGGTACCAACACTTAAATCATTTTCAGGTGGAAAAGAAATGTTTTCACAACCTGGTATGAAAACTGAAAGTCAGATAAAAGAAATTGTTGAAAATTTATTAAATGGATAAATTAGTTATCCTTTTCACAATGGAAGGTTGTCCGTATTGTGTTCAAATGAAAGACCAATTAAAAGAATCTAATATAGATTTTGTTGAACGGGATATTGATGAATACAAAGACGAATATGATATGTTTGTTGAGATAACCGAGAATGAATATGTTCCGGCATTTATGATTGTTGAATCACCGGATACTGATGACCACAAAAGTTATCTTTATGCTCCTGAGAGAGATTACGAAGAAATCGAAGATGGTGTTAGAATCATTAAAGAACATTTAGGAAAATAAAAAAATCCCCTCTTTAGGGGATTTTCTTTTTAAAATAAAATCAGGTCTTTTAATCTATCTTTAACTAACCAAGGTTTTTTATCGAATGGTTTTAAAATGTCGTCTATAATATCATAATCTTTGATTTTATCATTAAATAATAACATATCAAAATCAAACACATCTAAGACCATTGAGATGATGTCTTTTTTGGGGAATAAACTCATTGATTGGATATTAATTTGGTTATCATCATCAATTTTATTTGACGAATATTTAAACGTTAATTTTGAGGTTAAAATTATGTCAAAAAGATGATTACAGATGTATTCAGAATAATAATATTCCTGTCTTCCCATACTTAAACTATATCCGTGAGGGAACTCTGAAGAAATGTTTAATGGTGCGTATGTGAAATACGGTAGATTAGATGTATCATTCTCGGAATAATCCAACTCATACTCCAACTTGGTGGTATATTGAATGGAATTGAATTTAGGTTGGGGATTTTTAATAAGACCAAATTCTAAAATTAAATTACGATGGTATATAGGTCTTGAAGAATTGTAAAAATCAAATGTATAATCAGTTTTTTTAGCCAATTCCTGACCGTAAATAATTAAGTCAATTATGTTTAGATTGGTATATCCATACTTCTCTAATAAGGTATTATATTCTTTGGTAAACACTTCTTTTATCTGAACCATATCCAATATTTTGTTTGAGTTTGTTAACCCATTAACAACAAAAAATTTACCACAGTCAGTTACTTCAATTACAACATCATAATTGTGAGTTTTATTAATCTCTTTAACTAAGAAATCGGCGAATATACTAACCAACCCTTTGTTTGAATTTTCATTTATGTATTTCATATTATTAAATTATAACAATGGATAGTGAAAATAATTTAATTTATAAATAGAAAATAAAAAAAGGGACATAAAGTCCCTTTGATTTTTCACAATGTGAAATATTATTTTTTGTTGTAATATTTCTCTACAACTTTACGGATTGACTCTTGGATTGGCGCTGTTTTAGGCTGTGGTGCCTGAGACGGAGCTTGAGGTTGAGATTGACCTGATTGTTGTACCGGTTGTGATTGATTTGCTTTGTTTTTACATCCGCACATAATTAATTGATTTTAAGTTTAGTTTATTATTTTGAATTTATGTTTATAACAGGTTTTACGAATTGACCCATTATTATTTTTACCATTGTTTAATTTTATACCTCTTAATGAATTTGATATACTCATTCTAACGTAACTTGGTTTACCGTTAGCAAATCCATTTTCAATTAAATAATTGGCTCCGTCAACTAATGATTCAAAAATAAATTCTTCATTAGTATCAATATTAGTTAATGAAAATTTATTAAAATTACCATTTTTTTCTAAATTATATTTTGATAATTTAACTTTAACTTCATTGTTGTAAGTATTTCTTCTAAATTCATTTACGGTTGCTAAATTATAACCGAATTCAGGATTGTTAGAATTATATTTATTAATATAATAATTTTCTTTAACAATTAACTCATCAAATGAACAAACTTCAATTACTTCAAAAAAGAAAGAATCTTTACCAAATTTATTAAATGAATGTTGTAAATAATTGTTATCGTGAATATTTTTATTTAACATCCAAAAATGTTTATATTCTCTACTATCTAAATTCATCGAACTACCGATGTAGATTTTTTTATTTTTTATATTTTCAATTTTATAAATACCACAATTCATATTATCTATAAATATCATCTATAATGGTAATATGTAAATATATTTTATATCTTTGTGTATATTTATTGGTATGAAGAAACGAATACAACTTAACGAGAAACAATTGACAGAATATATCAAACGACTTACTGAGGAAGTTGAGGGTGAGTATTATAAAATAAGTCCGGAGGAATATATTGAGTTAATGAGATATGGTAGTTATCACGGTAAAGCGGTGACTAAAATGAAAAAATTCCAAGGGAAACCATTATGGATTACCGGGGATTTAAGTCTTGATGGTACACCAACAGACAGTTTGGGTAACGTTGGGTATGTTGAAGGAAACTTAAACATTTCAAGAACTAATATTTCATCAATTGAAGGGACGAATGTTAAAGGGTATGTTAGTGATTATGATAGTAAAAGAGCGAAAATTAGAGAAAGACAAGAATTAAACGCAAAATTATCCGAACAAGAATCACTTCGAGAAGATGATGAATGGAACCTTGAAAATACGGACGAATTAGGTGAAAAGGCTCACGCATTATTTGATTATTTGGAAAATAACGGTGATATTGAACCATTATCGGATGATGATAAAGAAAAATTAAATATTTTAAAACGTAAGTTAGAAGATTTACTGAGAGAGTATGACGAGTTGGATGATGATGATGAAAGAGCTTACGACCTCCAAGACGCGATTGACGATACCCAAGAAGAAATTGATGAATTACTTCATAATGATGTTGATGTATATATGATGTATCCAAGAAAGTACACTCATTATGGATTAACAACATTTGAAGTTTTAATTGACGGGTTTAAAGATAGAGAATATACCGTGGGTACCGAGGAAGAAATGGAGAGTGGTGCTTTAGAGTATGCTAAAAGTTTTATTGATGATGTGGGTCTTGATGGGTTTAGAAGCGGATTTATTGATGATTATTTAGATGAGGACGAAATTGTTAAAATGGCTGAGGAAGATTATGATTCTCAAATTAGAGATTATCCTGAAGGTTACTTTGATGATAGTGACTTTGAATTAACTCCGGAACAAGAAAGAAGAATTGAGGAACTTGAATCTGAAATTGCTGACTTTGAACAACAACAATCGGACTTAGACCCTGATGATGAAAATTATGATGACTTTTATGAGGACTTTCAAAACCATATCGACGCTCTTCAAGAAGAATTAGACAGTATCGAACCTGAAACTGAACCAACGGAAGAAATGATTGAGGATAAAGTGGAAGAATATGTTAGATACGTTAGAAGAGACCCTTTAAATTATCTAAAAGAGATGGGGTTAGATATTAAAAATTATATTGATGAGGAGGCTTTAGCTCAAGGGTTAGTTGATGCTGATGGTTATGGTGTTATGAATGGTTATGATGGTAATTATGACTACGAAGATGTTAATGGTATAACATACTATGTAATGAGAATTAATTAAAACTATTCATTTTTTCCATTTTTTATTTTATCTTTATTTATGGATTATGGAAAAGAAACGAAAAAATAAGAACAATTTTATTATGAATACCGATTGGTTGTTCGATGGTATTCTTGATGCGGAACAAAAACAATATGTTTTATTAGATTACTTCCAAAAGATGAATCAATATCTTGAACGAATGGAAGTATATCCTATGTTTATAGAGCTTTCCCTTCACTTAGGGAATATGCAAACATTATTAACCCAAAACAAAATTTTATATACCGACAGGAAATTAACCTCCAATGACGATGAACTGGTGTTATCTGATTTGAAGGTTAAGGATATTCCTGTATTGGATGATGAAGAGGTGGTTGAATATCACAAAATATTAAAGAATAGTCAGCCACAACTTTACGATTATTTTAACTTTGCTAAATCAATATGGAGTATAGTTTATGATTCTATCGATGTTGTTGTAAAGAAAAATAAAAACAATCTACAAAGCAAGTCCGGATTCTTCACATATAAAACTCCTGAAAAACTTTATGTTTGGCAATATACTACAAGAAGAATTTACAAAACAAATGGACAAACTAAAACTTCATTAAAATTAATTTATGAGGGAGACCAAAATAATTTGACTATCTCAGAAATTATCTCTAAATTTTCTAAAACATACGAAAAGAATAACGAGAGTACTTATCCTGTGTTTGAAGTATTTTGTAGTGATGTGTTTCCATTAGAAGAGACTCTACTACCGATATTTAAACGAAAGATACTATCATATATTCATCAGAGCGAAAAAGTTGTTAGAAAATTATTACAATGAGTTTTAATAAAAGATACGTCAATAAAGAAACAATTGAAATTTATATAAATAATGGATTGGGGTTAAAAAAATTATTTAACGCTGATGCCATTATTTTTTTAGATGAAATCTCTTCAAAAGTTTATTACTGGTATGTTGAAGGTTTAACAGAGGATGAAATTAAATCAAATTTATATAAAAATGGACAAGAATCAAATCAAAGCGTTAATGGATAAGTTAAGACAACCAATCCACATTAGTTACATTTCAAAGTACATCCTTAAACTTGATGAGGATAAGACGAAACAACAATTAGACATTTTAATATCTGAAGGTTATGTTAAAGAGAGTAATCTGAGTGAAGGGTATTATGTGGCTGTCTAAAAAAACTTACACTATTGGAACAAATCTTAGTCAGACCATAATACGAATATTAAATTACCCGATTTTATATAACAAATCATCGGATGGATGGTCTATACGATTTGGTTCTCCCGGATTTGGGATGAACGTAACAACAAAACCATTATTCTCGGTGAGAAATGGGTATGTAAAAAGTATTAAATTAGGAAAATATTATATAGTAAAATTATGAATAAAATTTTTGAAGCAATAGAACCTTTAATGGATAATAGGTTCATTATAAATTTTGTTGGAGTTGATGTTCCGGAATATTTGTTCCGTAAATTCCATATTGAGAATGTTGGTGAAGATTTTATTTTCACAACAGAAATCTACCAAACAGTTAAATATACATTTAATCCTGCTGACTTGACTAATATTACAGAAATTGTTCTTAAATTTTTAGGACCTGTTGGTGATTTAGTTGGTGGATTACATATGTTAGTTAAAGGTTCTAATATGGAAATGATTGGTGATTATAGTGGTGGTGAATTGTTAGTTGTTAAATTTAGATTTGTTATCAAACCTGAGGATATAAATTTATTGTGTCAAGATATTAAAAAAGAAGATGATGGAAAATAATAAAGAAATGGTGAAAAACCCTGACCATTATGGGGGAGCTTCGAATCCGTATGAAGCAATAAAGGTGATAGAAAATTGGAACTTAGATTTTCATTTGGGTAATACAGTGAAGTATATCTCAAGAGCCGGTAAGAAAGACCCATCTAAAGAAATTGAGGATTTGAAGAAAGCTATGTTTTATTTGGATAGGAAAATAAAAAACTTGGAAAAAAATAACGGGGTATGACCCCGTTATTCTATTTTATTTGATTTTATTAAATTATCTTTAGCCCATAAAGGTTGAAAATTAGTGTAATGGTTATATTTTATAATTTCTTCTAAATTATTACAATTTGCAATAGGTTTTATATGGTCAAGATGCCAAAGCCCGTAATTTTCAAAATTCATTCCTTCTAAAAATTTACTTTCAATGTATTTAATAAAGAAATCCATAGAACAACAAAGCATAGTTTCAGTAGATAAAGATTTATTGTATTTGCCTTTACAAGCACGATTAAAAGCATTGTACAATAAAGACCTTGTGTTACATTTAATTTTAAATATAGGGTCAGTAATCATTTTATTTTTTCTGTACTCACTATGCCATTTCTTTTTATGTTCAATAGCTTGTTTTTTGCTTTTTTTTGCCTTTGGTATATACCCTTTTTTTATTCTTAGGTCAAGAGCGTATTTTCTTGCACAAACTTTGCAAGATAAACTATACCCATCTTTTCTATTCTTATTGCCACTAAATTCGCTTAATGGCTTATTCTCCAAACACTTATTACATATTTTCATAGTACAAATATACAAAATAAAATAAAGTAAATAAAATATTTTTTGATAAATGTTTGCAGATTAAAATAATAGTTGTATATTTGTATCAGCAATTAAGCAAATAACAATTTAAAAACAAGCAAAAATGAAAAGTCAAATGACAATTAGAGAAATTAGAAGAGTTTTATTTGAAACTGAAAAATACACAGTTATTGGTGATGATGAAATGACAAATAAAGAAAGTCGTGATTTTCTTTACGCAAAAGATAACCAAGATGAAACAATGAATGTAATTGACAACGGAAGCCATTTATTAATATGGAAGTAAAAAGAGGTGGTAAACGCAAAGGGGCTGGTCGTAAAAAAGCAGACTACAAAACTAAAACTATTGCTTTTCGTGTTCGTATCGAATTTGTCGAACCGATTAAAAAGATGGTTAAGGATTATGTTTCGGAGCGTCTTAAAGGTGACGCATAACGTTTTGTAGCTTGTTGCAGTGGCGTGCAAGTAAGCGAGTAGTTTCGGTTTAAAAACTATAATAACAGAGAAGCCAAAACATTAAATTAAACACTAATAAAGCCATTGCTACAAACTACTGTTATAGTTAGTGGCGGTTTTAAAAACTGATTTTATTATGAATTATAAAATAAAAAAAGGAGATAGGTTTTTATGTTTGGAAGATTATGTAATGGATGATGAAAGAATTGCTTATTCTAAAGGAAAAATTTATAAATCTGATTTAGATGGTAGAATTACAGACAATGAGTTTGACGTTCATCACGAAATGGAATGTCAAAATGATTTTTTTGAATATTTTGAATTGGTTGTTTCTGATTTAAAATTAGTAAATAAATCAAAATTAGAAGAAGCACTAAAACAGTCTATTTCATTATTAATGCAAACTACTGAATTTGAAGTTTTAGAAAGTTTCAAATTAAAAGTTTCTGAATTGCAAAAAGTTCTTGAAGAAAACAACTCGTAGCCATTGACTATAACGTTAAAACTACACGCTGGTTGCCTATTTATTTCAATGCTTCGGCAACTAGCTTGTAGTGATTGTTATATTCTCGGCTTTTTTATTTATTAATCTAAAGTGGTCAAATTCGACCACTTTAAAAACTAAACAAATGGAAAAAAATTTAATTTTAAAATCAGGATTTAGATTATTTCGTGTTGATAATTATGAAGACATACGAAATGAAAAGGTGGTAAGAATTACTTGTGCAGAACAAGGAGATGATATTGATTGGGAAGATGACGCAAGTTATTTCCCAACTAAAGAAGAAATTTTATTGATTATAAAAAAATTAGAAGAAAGCATTATATACATCGAAAAACAGCGAGAGTAGCTTTGGTTACAAAGTTGCTCGAAGCTGGAATATAACGGTTTGCGTATATGAGAAGTGGCACTTGCAGATGTTGAAATTAAGCACAAATGTTTATGTGCCATTTCTTATATACGCTGTTATGCTCTCGTTGCGGTTTATTAACGAGGAACTTCAATCTGAGCAATCTTTTTTGTTCTTTCTTGTGGGTCGGAAAAAATATTTTACTTTTTTCTTGTGTATCTCGTATATATTATGTATATTTGCAGAGAATTAAAAACATAACAAAATGGCAACTACAAAAACAAAACAAGAAATCAGAAAAGAGCAAGCTATAAAAGCAAATGAACTTTTGAAAACTTGCCCCAAAGAACAGGCTAAACTTAAAAAACAACTTTTAAAATTGGCGTTGTTATGAAAAACGAGATTAAAAAAATATTAGATAATGAAATTTGTGCATCTGGAATGGATGTCCAAGAAATCACCGATAAAATATATGAAGTAGTAGAGTTTAATATATTTGAATACACCAACTTTATAAACGAAAACTACAAACCATTTGCGGGTGATTGGATACGAATATCAGACGACAGAATAATATATAACTGTGCCGAGATATTGCAAGATTTTTTAAATAGACAATTATGAAAAAGCTAATTGATATTGATGAATACGCAGAAGGGGCTGTAATGTTAACCGGATTGGAAGGTGCTATCGTTGGGATTGTTGAGGACTTTGGTTCTCCGGGAAGAAAGATGTTGTATTCAAAACAAAAAATATTAGACATCCTACAAGAGAGAGACCTGATGACTATGGGTGAAGCGGAAGAGTTCTATGATTATAATATACTAGGTCTGTATGCGGGAGAACAGAACTCGGTGTTCTTGGATTTAGAGATAACACCAATAAAGAATGAAAATGGTTGGAAATACCAATTAAAAGAGTAAAAGAATATTATGATAGATTTAGAAAATATTACAAATACGATAATTAATGGTGATTGTATTGAAGTAATGAAATCACTTCCGGAAGGATGTATTGATTTAGTTGTTACCTCACCCCCATATTCTGCAGGGATAAAATATGATGTTTATAATGATAATACACCGATGGATGAGTATTGGGACTTTACCCGACAATGGTTATCCGGAGTATATAGAGTATTAAAAGATGATGGGAGAATAGCAGTTAATGTTCCGATTGAAATGAACGTTCAAGAAAGAGGGGGAAGAATCTTGTTCAACGCAGAATTTTGGATGATGATGAAACAGGTTGGATTTAAATTTTTCGGAATGGTTGATTTAACCGAGGACTCACCACACCGGGTTAGACAAACGGCTTGGGGGAGTTGGATGAGTGCTAGTTGTCCTTACATCTACAATCCGAAAGAATGTGTTATATTGGCGTACAAAAAAACAAATAAGAAACTAACCAAAGGGGAATCTCAATGGAAAGGTATTGCAACTGATGTTGAACAACCTGATGGAACCATCAAAAATAAAGTACTCTACCAAGAAGAAGATAAAAAAGAATTTATGAAATTGGTGTTTGGCCGATGGGAATATTTTGCGGATACCAAATCATTAACCAAAGCAACCTTCTCAATGGATATTCCAATGAAGGCGATTAAGATATTATCATATAAAAATGATATAGTCCTTGACCCTTTTATGGGTAGTGGAACCTCAGCGGTGGCTGCGGAAATTTTAGAAAGACAATGGTTAGGAATTGAACTATCACCAAACTATACGGATATTGCGAGAAAACGTGTAAATGCGTTTATTGAAGAGAGGAAACAATTAGAATTAGAATTAAAAGAGGAGTAATTTCCTCTTTTTTTATTTTTAAAACCTAATATGTCTTTAACTATTTTTTGTGGTTAAATTAAAAAGTAAAAAAAATTAAATTATTTTTTTACAAAAAAACAACTTTTACTTAAAAATAAGATATTTATAAGTATGAAGGTTATTAATAAATCATATAAAGTTAGAATATATCCTAATAAAGAGCAAAAAATTCTTTTGGAGAAGCATTTTGGATGTGTTAGATTTGTTTATAACCATTTTTTAAATGTTAGAAATGTTGAATACAAAACTAATAATATCAATATGTCGTATTATGACACCGCAAATGAGTTATCTGTTTTAAAAACAAATGAAGATTTTATATTTTTAAATGAAGTTAATTCGCAATCGTTGCAATGGTCATTACGATTTTTAGATATATCGTTTAGAAATTTCTTTAGAGGTCAAACCAAATTTCCTAATTTTAAAAAGAAAACAAATAACCAATCATTTAAGGTTCCGGTAAATTCCACATTTAAATTAAAAAATAACAAAATTATCATACCTAAATTTAAAGGAGGAATTAATTTTAGAGGTAAATTGGATTTAATTAGTTTAATTAAATTTAATTCGGTTAATATATCTAAAACACCGTCAGGTAAATATTATGCTTCTTTACAAGGTGAATTTAATTATAACCCAATAGAAAAAAATAATAATCAAGTTGGTATTGATTTAGGATTAAAAGAATTTTTGATAACAGATAAAGGTGATAAAATTGATAATCCTAAATATTTTAAAAAATCGTTAAAAAAATTAAAATATAATCAAAAATTATTAAGTAAAAAAATTAAAGGTTCTAATAATAGAAATAAACAACGAATTTTAGTGTCTTTAATTCACGAAAAAATTGTAAATAAAAGAATGGATTTTTTACATAAGTTAAGTCAAAAAATTATTAACGAAAATCAAGTTATATGTTTGGAAAACTTATCCGTTAAAAATATGATAAAAAATCATAATTTATCTCAATTAATATCTGATGTTAGTTGGTCTAAATTTTTAAATATGTTAAAATATAAATCAGAATGGAATTATAGACAATTAATTCAGATAGATAAGTTTTATCCTAGTTCTAAAAGTTGTTCGGAATGCCATTATATTAACAATAATTTAACATTAAAAGATAGAGAATGGATTTGTCCATCTTGCGGAATTAATCACGATAGAGATGTAAATGCAGCAAGAAATATCCTTAAACAAGGGTTAAATATATTATCTGGTTCGGGGACCGAGTCGGATGTAAAACAAAAACCTGGTGAGGCGTTACAAAAATGTAAGTCTATGAAACAGGAAATTCAAGAATAATAAATTCTTAAAAATAGTCCAATTCCCGGATATTTATAATGAACCTATAATTTTTGAGGTGTGAATAATTGTAATATTATAAATGTATTAAAAAAAAATCTATAATTTTATGCGAAAGTTATTTATTTGATATTTATAATTAAAAAAAAAACTACTATGAAACATTTATTAAATAATTTAACGGAGGAGGAAAAAAACGCAATCCGTGAGCAACATACCGGAGGAATGAAGATTGTGAACGAAAATTTCTCAAAATTAGTTAATACTAAATTAGGGGATGTTAAACCACTTGTTACGGAACAAAGTGATGATGTTAGAATGAAGAAAGCTATCCAATGTTTTCTAAATAAAAAAGGGTTCAAAGACGATTCTAATCAGCCATTAAAAGTTGATGGATTGTTAGCAGGTAAAACGGCCGAAGCTTTAAGTAAATATCAATCCAAGATTGGTGTAACAGCGGACGGTGTTTGGGGTCCTGAAACTCAAAATAAGATGCCAAACAATGACGTTCAAATATTTAAACAATGTATTTCTGACGAGGGGGATATAATTGATAAAGGATTACACTTTTTCGGATTAGATTAATCCAACGAGTGAATTGAATCTCCAATTTTAATATTCAACTCTTTACAGGTACCGCCCTGTAATTCAAGAATCATATCACCTTCACCACAGTAGTTCTTACATTCCTTAGTTTTACAAGGAGGACAATTGTGGTGAATTTTTGTTATAATACCATTATCAATAAAGATAATATCAAGTGGTATAATACAATTCTTCATCCAAAAACAGTGAGAACCTTCAGACATAATAAATAACATACCATTAAAGGTATTGTCAAACTTTTTATTCATCATACCACGACTAGTGTCTTTTGGAGACATTACGGTTTTGACTTTGAATTTATTTTTATTTATTATTAGTTCCATATTTATAAATATCTAAAATTATTAAAAATGAAAGACATAAATAGATACGCTGGTGTTATCATCAAATATGGTGATGAAGTTTTACTAGGTAAAAGAAATGCACAAAAATCATTACCCGGTGAATGGTCAATACCTGCGGGTCATTTACATAAGACGGAACATCCGATTCACGCTGCGGTTAGAGAATGTTATGAAGAAACTAATATTAAAGTAGGAAATAATTTAAAATTAGTTGGGTTCATAAATAGACATAATCGGGAGGGTAAGAAGAACAAAGGTCTTATGTATGTCTTTTTATATGAAACAAATAAAAAATTAGTTCCGGATTTAAAGAAAGCAAAAGATGGTGAAGAACACTCAGAGTTTAAATATTTCAACCTTGAAAATTTACCATTTGATGATAAATCGGGTCAATTATGTAAAATAATTACGAAAATCTTAAAAAAAGATTGATTTTTTAATTTTTTGTTATATTTATAGTTTCATAGCCAACAACCTCCTTTCTGAAATTATCGGTTGGACACATTGAAACCTCAACAGAGTAAAATTTGTTGAGGTTTTTTTTGTTTATATCAAAAATAGTATTATCTTTGTCCCGTGAAATTTAAAAAACTATATTATTATGAATAATTTTTTAGCAGGTTTATTTGTTATTGCGGGTATTTTAACTATGGGTAACTATTACTATAATTTACTTACCGGTGAAAAGATTTGTTACAGACCATCATCGGTGATAGTTGGTGAA